AAAAAAAGACTTGACTCTGTTATCAAAACAAGGTATACTCTAAGAGTAAGATAAAGAGAAAGAGGTAAAAATGAGTAAAATTAAGAACTACATGATGGATATCGAAGAGAAGGTCTTTGATATTGACAATCTTGAAACCAAGATTGGTGAGTGTGAACATATCGCAGAGATGAAAGCCTTTGTGGTAGAGAAGTTGGGTTTAACCACTCATTTCGATATCGGTATCGCAGAAGGTGTGGTAGACGATATGTGGAATGATTTTTGGGGGTAACCCATTGGGGTACTACTAAAAAAAGTGCTTGACATTGTTATTAGAACAGTGTATAATGATAATATAATTGAGAGAGTGAGGTTAATATGAAAATTCAAAAAAACATCAAGGACGTAAAGTTCACCAACTGTAATGTTTACGGTACAGAGATGCCTGTCTCTGAGAATATCGTAATGGCATCTGCCGCTGGTTGGTATGTCGGTGCAGTCTGTAAAGACCCAGACTGTGGTGGTATGATTGTGCCTTTTGATAGGTACACTGATTACTATGCAACGCCTGAAGACGTTGCGAAATATTGTGGAACACTATTGGAGGCTGCGTAATGAAAAAACTAAAATACATTGTTTATACTCAAATGAATAAGTTGGGTAAAACTGGAGAGTTTGATAATGCAAAAGATGCTATCAAATGGGCGAAAGAGAATGTGTATATGTTCGATTACTTGAAAGAGAGAAAAGATACATGGGAAATTTTGTTTGAAGAAAACCTTGTATGGATTGGGAAAGGAGAGGTAGTAGAGTGTTAGAGTTTGAAAACAGTGAAGATGTAAATATCAACATGACTAGTTTAAAAGGATATGTCAAGACAACTTATGCAAAGTTGGTTGAGACATTTGGAGAACCTACCATGACAGATGCGAGTCCTTATGAAAAGGTCAACGCACAGTGGTTCTTAGAGTTTAAAGTTCCTTTTGTAGATAAAGAGTATGGAGATGACTTTGATTATGTCACTGCTACGATTTACAACTGGAAAGATGGATACGTTCCTACTGAAGAGTACGAATGGCACATTGGTGGATTTGACCATGAAGCTGTAGAATGTGTTGAGAAAGTACTTGACAATGCCTAATTAATCTGGTAATATAGTAAAAATGAAAAAGTATCTAGTAATCTTATTGTCGAGTTATATCTTGTTTACATCTGCAGCCGCACTTGGTGAACAAGATTGTGATTATGTCAAAATAGTGAAATATTCTGACGGTAAGATTATTAGTTCAAAAACAGAATATGTCTGTGATAGTCCACCAACTATCATAGTCGAATATAAAAAAGAAAAGGAAAAGACAAAAGCAGAAAAGTGGGCTGAGTATTTTAAACCGATTAGACCAAGTTCTAGTCCAGACCCAACATACTATGGTAACTATGCAAATAGTAAACCAACTGTACTTGATGCTTTTTTCTTTGCAGTGTTTAATTAATGATAAAATTTATTATGGGAATTGTGGTAGGAATAGTGTTGGTCACATACTATCCACAGATAACAACAACGACCACTAAGATGTTTGTAGATAGTGGTATTCGTGACCAAATTGTAAATCAACTTAATGGAGTAAAGAGTGATGATTAAAAATGTAATACTAGTAGGCGCTGTGGGAGCTCTACTAAGTGCTTGTGCATCAAATACAGGCACAATTGATACGGCAAAGAAACCAACACCATTTGCAATAAAGAAAGCATATGAACATACTGCAAAGGTTGTAGAGGAACAAGTTAACCAAGTTCCAGATTGGTATACTAAAATGCCTGATAACAAAGATGCAATCTATTCTGTAGGTACTGCATTATCCCCAGAGTTGCAATTGTCAAAAGATATTGCAATCCTAAGTGCAAAGACAATTCTTGCAGATAGGATTAACGGTAGGTTAAACTCTGTGACCAAATCATTTATGACAAAAGTAGGTTCTTCTGATTTAGATGCTTCTGTGATAAATGAGATTTCAACTGCAACAAAGAATATCGTTGCAGATGTTGACGTTGCTGGATATAAAGTAAAGGAAGCAAAAGTTGTTTCTAATGGTATGCAGTATCGTGTGTATGTACTCTTGGAATATTCTGATGAGGAAGCACAAAAGATTCTTCTTAATCGTCTAAAGAAGGATAAAATGTTAATGTCTAAGATTCAAGCAAACAAAGCTTTTCAAGACCTTGAAAAAGATGTGGACAAGGTAAAAGAGTCTGAGACAGACAAACTAAATAAAATTATAGATGCTGGATAAGGAGTATAATGAGATACAACAAATACAATAAGAACTTTCATAAAAAGAAAGATAAATATATGCCTAAGAATGAAGGTATGACAGTTACAGTACGTCAAGTTAAAGATAAAGACGGTAATGTAACTTCAGACGTTAACGGTGCATTGCGAGTTCTAAAGAAGAAACTGATGAAAGACGGTTTCTTCCAAGAACTAAGAGAACGAGGACACTTCACTAGTAAAGGTGAAAAGAAACGTAAAGCAAAAGCCGCTGGTAAACGAAGGTATCTCAAGAAGATAGAGAAGAGAAAGCAGGAGTTAGGTTATTAAATGGATAACATCATAGAATTTCCAACTAAATTTAAAGGTCATAAATTTCCTATCATTGATGATTTGGATGCTGTAAAGATGCGTGAAGATTTAGACTTTGCAGATAATCTCGCAGAGGGGTTAATGATTAATCTTATTCACAATGTGGGTGAGAATGGTTTTGATATTAAGAAGGATAGATTTATTGGTGATATCAGTTTCCTTAACGAAGTTGTTAGGGGGGCTCTTTATCGACAAATGGGATTTGCACATCCCATGCAAAGTTTTATGGATTTGATTGTAAAAACTGAAATGAGTGAAGACGAACAAATAGTGACAAAAGTAAACTTGAATAAGATTGATGATTTAATTCCTCAATCGAAGGATGATGGTAACGGAGATGATATTAGTTGATATGAATCAAGTGACACTATCAAATTTGATGGTGCAGATTGGTGGACGAAAACAAGTAGAACCAGAATTAGTTAGACACATGGTTCTAAACTCATTAAGAGGGTATCGTAGCAGATTTTCTGATGAGTATGGCGAACTTGTGCTTTGTTATGATGCTAAAAATAATTGGAGAAGGGAGATATTCCCTAACTACAAATATAGTCGTAGAAAAGATAGAAAAGAATCCAAGTTAGATTGGAATGCTATCTTTGATACACTGCATCTAATTCGTGATGAGTTAGATAATTTTTTCCCATACAAAGTATTGCAAGTAGAAAATGCAGAAGCGGATGATATAATTGCATCCATAGTATTTCATGTTGCAAAAGAGCCGAAGAATTATGAAAAGGTATTAATACTTTCTGGAGACAAAGATTTTATTCAATTGCAACAACACAACTTTGTGTCGCAGTATAGTCCAACTCAGAAGAAATTTATTAATGGTGTAGACCCTACTACATATATTAAAGAGCATATACTTCAAGGTGATAGAAGTGATGGTGTTCCAAACTTTTTATCACCAGATAATTGTTTTGTAGATGAGATTAGACAAAGACCTATCTCAAAAAGAAAACTAGCTACTTGGATTGAACTTGAACCTAAAGATTTCTGTAATGAAGACATGATGAGAAACTTTCATAGAAATAGAACTCTAATAGACCTCAACTATATTCCAGAAGAACTAGTAGAAAAGTGTATTCAAACTTATATGAATACGCCAGATGGTGATAGAAAACAACTACTAAATTACTTTATCAAGTATAAACTAAAAAACCTAATGGAGAATATTGGAGACTTTTAATGAATAAACCATTGAAAACATATACACCACTAATGTCAGAAGTGTTGACAAAAGTGAATAATGCAAAGACTAAAGATAAAAAGATTGCAGTTCTAAAAGAACACGATAGTGAACCTTTGAGAATGATAATCAAAGCTTCTTTTGACCCCAAAATCAAATGGGTCATGCCTGAAGGACAAGTACCTTATAAACCAAATGAAGCGCCTGAAGGAACAGAACATACACTTCTTTCTCAAGAAGTAAGGAAGTTCTGGCACTATATCGAAGGTGCAGACAATCAAACACCCAGAATGAGAAAGGAAACTATGTTCATTCAGATGTTAGAAGGATTGCATAAATCAGAAGCCGAAATTGTTTGTTATGTAAAAGATAAAGTCCTACATCAAAAATATAAAGGTCTTTCAGATGCAGTAGTAAAATCTGCATTTGGTTGGACAGATGAGTATTGGATGCCTAACGGTAAACTTATTTGACTTGACTTTTAAATATACTTCTGGTATATTAAAAGAATGATTCCGATATGGTAACCTCTCACTCTCTCTCTCAAAATCCATATTAGCGAATCACCCTTGGGGATAGTGGTAAAAATACTGCTATCCCCCTTTTTACTCCCCCCAAACCCTTGATTTATAAGGATAAAATAGTGCTTGACTTTACTTCTTTTTTAATATAAAATGGTAATATAATCAAGAAAGAGAGAAATTATGAATTTTGTCGAAGTAAATGGTGGTAACAAAGTACAGAGAGAAATCTGTCATAAAGTTGTTAGCCATATGATTACCAAGTTACTTCCTAGATTTAGGACTTTAGATATTACTGTTAATCTAGTGAATATCAAAAGTGATGCGATTGGTTTTTGTATGATGCAAGATACCAATAGAGAGTTTGAAATAGAACTTGATAAGAAAATAGGTATCAAAGATTTGGTACAAGCGTTATGTCATGAAATGGTTCATGTTAAACAGTATGCAAGAAAAGAAATGAATGACGGTATTGTCAATGGTGTTGCAAAATGGAAAACCAAGACAATACCAGAAGATACCAACTATTGGGATTTACCTTGGGAAAAGGAAGCCTATAGAATGGAAAAGAAACTTGCAGATGATGTTTGGGAAAATGGAGTGATATAATGTTTAACAATGTAGGACATCCGATAGAAGGTTGGGCGATTTTGGAATGTAAACCAGACAATCAACCAGAAATTGTTTCTTTGCACCAATGTTTGGGTAATGCAGAGGAAGAGAAGATGGTTTTGAATGAGATGGCAGAGGGTACAGATACTACTTTTGTAGTGAGAAATACTTTCGGTTGTATGATAGAAAGTGCTTGACTTTGTTGTCAAAACATGGTATAGTGATTCTATAAGATGAAAAAAGAGAGGTTATTATGAAACTAGAAGATTTAACAGTAGAGTCAATTGCACAGATGACTAAAGATCAAAAGGAAACTTTTGTTACCACTTTTGTTAAGAAGTGGCCTCATCTTGCAAGTGATATTGCAACTGCAATTGGTTTTGAGTTGCAAGTTGATGAAATGAAAGAGGAGAAAATATAATGGAACAAGTTGCAGTAATTCATACAGCGTTTGAGGATAAACCATCAACCGTTGCTTTTGTGGAAGTGCCTGATGATGCAAAGTCAACTATTGATAAGTTGGAGTTTGCATATCGTTGGACACAGAATATTATGGATAGTTGGTCATTGAAGATGCCTGGTGATAGTAATGATAAAGTTACTGTTGTTGGTGATATCTCTAGTGGAATGGGTTTACGTTCTACTTCAGTTGGTGACCAGATGTTGGTCGGCACCGAAAAGTATGTAGTCGCACCAATGGGATTTGAAACTTTAGAAGGAGAACCAGTATGACAGTAAAAGCAAAAGGTAGACCATCTACTACTGTAATAGATTTAGATGGTTCAGAAGGTAATGCATTTTGCCTTTTGGGATATGCCAGTGCTACTATGAAAAAAAGTGGTATGGATAAAGAGACACAAGATAGAATCGTTAATGAGATGAAATCTGGTGACTATATAAACTTACTGAGAACTTTTGAAAAGTATTTCGGTAGTGTATATACACTTCAAACTTCTAATCCAGAATATCTGGATGCATTTATGGTAGAAAAAAGTGCTTAAGGAACTATTAACTACATTTGTTATATCTGCATCGGCTTCTGGTGTAGATGTAACTCCACAAGGTGCAACATCATATCTAGATAAACAAGCAACTTGTCTTGCAAAGAATATGTACTACGAAGCT